ACTCCAAAGCAAGGAGGCGATGGAGTTCCAATTCGAGGGCCGGACCAGCAACCAAATCCGTGATACCCGTGGCGACGGGGTAGTCAACCACCTGTTCGCCAAGCAGAACGCCACGGACGACACACTGCTTGGAGCATCTGTGCTCAAACGCATGCGCTTTAGGGACGCCAAGTCCAACGAAGCCCACACCCGGGCCAGGGCTCGCCTGGGTTCGCACCTTTGGGGCAACTTTCGAGCGAGGCTGAACCTCCCTGAGGAGTCTGAGACCTTCGACGAAGCGCTCCTCAACCGTTGCCGTGAGGAGATGTTCGACAAGAAGTGGGAGACCTCTTTGAGCACCCTGGAGAACAACCGGGACCGTTGCGACCCCTTCACTGCCGAGAACAGTGCCAAGATCTTCGCGAAGGCGCAGGACAAAGCCAAACGCTCGACGATCATGACCGCCGTACTGGACCCGGTCGGTGCATGGTGGGCGGCTGACGCGGATCTCCCTAAGGTGAAGCCCGGCCAGACGCTCGCGCTGTTCCCAGACCAAGTGCTGCTCCGGTTGGGCCCGTACACCAGGTACCTGCACAAACGCATGCTAGAGCTGCTCCCCCCTCACATCTTCCTGTTCGGCGGGCAAACACCAACCGCGTTGGATGATTGGTGCAAGAAATGGGCAATCCGTGGGGACGTCTTCACCAACGATTTCACCGCGTATGACCAGTCCTGCACGGGTGAGGCCGTCCAGTTTGAGATGGCCATGATGCGTTACTTCGGCTTTCCAGAGGAGCTCGTCGCGTACTACTTCTGGCAGAAGACCACGCTGACAACCAACTTTGGCCCGAGCGCCGTCATGCGCTTCACCGGAGAGCCCGGCACGTACATCTTTAACTCGCTCTTCAATCTGGCCTACATGCTGTTGAAGTATCAGTGCGAAGACGTACCGAGCATTTACTCTGGGGACGACAGCCTGTTGTTCAAGGTGCCGGCGCTCAACCCCGAGTGGGCCAAGTTCGAGCCAATGTTCACCCTGGTTGGGAAGACGTTCATCACAGACCTCCCCGAATGCTGCGGTTGGCTCTGTTATCCCGAGGGCATCGTGCGAGACCCGCTCGTGCTGGCTCTCAAAACCGTCTACAAACGCAACCTTGGCGAGCTCGATCAGGTCCTCGACTCATACTTCCTCGAGCACCTACACGGCTATTATAAGGGTGACCTCATCTCAGACATACTCACCCCTGAGCTGGTGGAGATGCACGCCTGGTTTGGTAACTTCGCACATTCTCACTCCTCCCTCGTTCGCAGTTTGTCGCGCGTGCAGCGCGAGGACCTGCAAGCACACCTCATGCGCAACGTGCCCTTCGAGGCCAGAGAGGCTAGGCAGGCTCAGAGTAAGAGCCTATTAATGTATTTGCCTTACCTATTTGGCTTTGATCCAACAACTCCAACCCACGATGGTCGCAAACGCGCTGTACTACACAACGCCCGAGCGGGCGACATTCGCCATGAGCCTAAAGCTCAAAGCTGGGAAGAACTTCGCGGCGGGAGTTGTGACGTTGCGCGGGGCGAAGCACATCCTCGCCAGCCTCAACGGTGTCGCGTGTGCGTGGGCCGAACAGATCGGCGTCGACGTCGTGGATGTGAGCGAGAGCGCCCACATCTTCTACCTAGCCCTCGCGCCCGCCGACTCTGTTGCGCCG